GATTATGGGGATATTTCCGCTATTTGGCATACCCACCACAAAGACAATCAACCAGGGTATTTCACCTACACAGATATAGAGTTAGCTCACCAAAGCCAAAAACCCATCATCCTCTACCATTCTGGATTTGATGTGTGGGACTACTACGAAGCCAACAATCCCGACCCTTTCCCCTTAGAGAAAAAACCTCACACACCCCAAGAATTAGACTTCTACCTCAACACCAGATTTCACTGGGGGCGGTCTGATTGCTTTGCTATTGTCAGACGATATTTACTAGGAATTGTGGGAATAGATATTGGGGAATTTACTAGAACTCAACTAGACAACTTCCCACCTGAAGACTATGACTGTCCATGGTCAATGAATAAATTTAATTTGTTACCATTGGGGACACAGCCGCAATTACACGATGTGTTTGGTGTGGCATTAAAAGGAGGCAGAAAAAGTAAATCACGCCATGGTCATGGTCAAACCTGTAGAGAATATTATTCTTCATTCTCCCTCAGATTCTTCAGTATCCAAACTGGAGCAGTACGCCGATTATTGGAGAAAACGGACTCTTTTACACGGAAGATTAAAGGAATTATGCTAACAACTATTAAATTGAATGGTGCTTTAGGTGATAACTTTTTGCCAGAAATACAAGCAGATGCACACACAGTCAGAGAAGTAATTAACTTTTTGTGCTGTTATTTTGAAGATTTCAAGCATTACGTTTTATCTACCGATTGGATGTATTCAATAGTCATTAAAGCAGCCAACTGGCAGAGGGCAGTAGACGAAAATTCACCAGAATTGCTATTACCTATCACAGGATTAACTGTAGAGATAACTCCACATATTCAGGGTTCAGGTGGTGTAGGCAAGTTCCTTACTAATATCGCCATGATTGGGATTGGAGTTGCATTAGTTGCCATTTCTGGCGTTGGTCCAGTTGCCGTAGGCTTAGGCTGGGGTTTGATTATTTCAGGTGCTACGGGACTATTACAATCTATTCTTTTTGGTAATCCTAGCGTTGATAGCAATGCTATTGATGACCGCCGCTCTACATTTTTCCAAAGTCCAGGATATAGCACCAAGGAAGGTACGCCAATTCCTCTGGTATTTGGTAAAGTTTTAGTCAAAAACTTTCAAGTTTTATCTGTAGAAATTGACTCCAATTTCACCGCTAATTAATCAAAAGGAACTTGAAAAATGGCAGAAAACTTATCTGGTTCTGGCGGATTATTTGGAGGTAGACCAAGCAGCCAATCAACGAGACAACAAATCACTGACCCAATATCAGGAACAACGAATGACAACGTTAAGCTCGTTTTAGGCATTTGCGAAGGAACTATTGGAGGCATGGTCAACGGTGGCAGAGACCTTTATTTCGATAAAACACCATACATGAACGCTGACGGAACTGTGAATTTTGCTAACGTCACAATGTCAAGCACGACAGGAACAAATTCCACTTCCCAGGCTTTAAGTTTACCAGACGGCTCGTTTTCCGATAATCCTGTTAACGTTGCTATTAAGTACAACATTCCCCAAACTAGGACTATATCCAATGCAGACTTAACTGATATTCAAGTCAAGCTAGGTTTACAACTTCAATACAACGACGCAAATGGTGATATCAGGCAAGCGACAATAGGCTTCGATATTCTCATAAAAGAAGGCATTAATGGTAATTTTGCGACTCGATATTCATCGGGAAATTTAATCGCTAGATATTCGGAAGAAGTAACATTTGACTACAGATTTCCTGTTAATAGAAACGAAAGTTATTTTGAAGTTAGAGTATTAAAAACCGGGCCAGAAGAACCGCCAAACCCCATACCACCAAACACGAGCTATGCAACAGCTAACCTCAAATGGGTAAGCTATACGGAAATAACAAGCAATCGCATAGCTTACATCAACACCGCTTTGCTAAATCTCCAGTTTCCTGCAAAAACATTCTCATCTACTCCAGAAATATGGGCAATGTTACAGGGTATGATTTGCGAAATTCCCAGCAACGCAACCGTGAACATTACCGACAATGGAACAGATTATAGCGGTGGCTGGAATGGTACTTTTTATACTCCCAGTAGAGCCACAGCAGACCCGGCTTGGATAATATGGAAACTGCTGACCGAACCAAGATTCAACCTAAATATTCCTACTCAATACATAGATAAATATGCACTATATCAGTGTAGTGTGTATAATAATCAGTTTGTTTCAAATGGTGGTGGTGGTTTAGAGCGAAGATTTTTGTTCAATACCGTACTAGGTTCAGGTGGGCAAGAAGTAGTCCTAGAAATGATTAGAGCTATTTGCTCTACCATGTATGCCAAACCTTACTGGAATGGTTCACAGATTAGCTTTTGGCAAGATAGGCCTACAACAGCATTGCCAAAAATCCTCACCAATTCCGATGTTGAAGAAGGTAAATTTGCCTATCAAACACCTGAATTAAACACAGTTACAACAGTCGCCAAAGTCTCTTATCAATCAACCATTGAAGACTGGGAACTAGTGCCAGAAATAGTAGAAGATATCCCAGCCATTCAACGCTATGGAGTGCAAGTAGAAGAGTATGCTTTATTGGGTGAAACTCGCAGAGGTGCTGCCATTAGGTCAGGAAGGAGAACTATTTTAGGGTCACAGCCTAACAATATCGTCCTTACCTGTAGAGTGAGGACAAGGGCAATGTTCTTTTCACCTGGCGATGTAATTCAAGTTGCTGATAGTGCTAAAAATAGAGTTAGAATTGGTGGTTTAGTTTCAGCAGCAACCACGACTAAAATAACAATTGATTCGCCAATAGCACTAACAGCAAGCGCAACTAAAAAGATTTTGTTAACATTACCTGATGAAACAGTTATAGAAAGAATAATCAGCAACGGTGCAGGAACATTTACAGAGATTAATTTAACTACACCTCTAACAACTTTACCTGCACCTGAATCACCCTGGCAAATAATAGATACTATCAACAAAACTCAACTTTATCGGATTACAGAAGTTAATCCAGTAGAAGATAATTTAAACTTCTTCGATATCACCGCAAAAACTTACAATGCCGACTACTATACTCAAATTGAATCGGGCATAAGAATCCCCGCAATTGTTCCCGTGGCGAGACTTCCGGTGATTGCGCCACCACCCGTAAATGTTTCATGTCAATTGTTAAAAATTACCTATGGCAACATCATCAGCTACACATTAATAGCATCATGGCAACGCCCAACCAAAATAGTAAATGGTGCTACTATAGAAGAGCCGTATACTGATAGATACAAAGTAGAAATAAAGAGAGGGCAAACATCTGAATGGTCTGCCGCACAAATTACTACAGAATTATCAACTAGGTGGGAAAACGTAGGTAATGGGTTCTTTTTTGTGCGAGTAGCCGCAATTACAACTAACAACAAAATAAGCACATATGTTGAGTCCGCGTCATCAGCACAAGCAACAGCCGATGCAAGCAACCAATATTTTACAGTTTTTACAGGAGAATTTTAAATGCCTCAACCATACATAGACGTAACAGGAGCAACTGCTTACAGAGAAGCAACTGGAGACGGGACATTTGCTAATCCTTATATTCCCAGATTTACCGCAGTTCAGCAAGGGACATGGAATATAGGCATAACAGGCACACCTACTTTCAACATAGGCACTGCACCCAGTCTCACCTTTACTAATACTAGCTTTACAGCCAATGCCGGAACTAATCTAAATACTTCAGCATTGGCACTTGAATCAGGTGGTAACTTAGCTAGTATTAATACTAAGCTACCCAGTAATTTAACTGTTACAGCTACTCGACTACTGGTAGATGGAAGTGGGGTAACACAACCTGTATCATTAGCCACTTTACCTACTTTAGCTGCTGGTACTAATAACATAGGGTCGCTAACTAATATTACAGGCACAATTAGTTTACCAACTGGTGCAGCCACCTCTGCAAATCAAACCACTGGGAATACATCACTAGCAAGTATTGATACCAAAATCCCGTCATCATTGGGTACAAAAACATCCTCCGCTTCTTTGTCAATTACCCCCGCTTTTGCAGCAACATCAACTATAACAAACGTAGCCAGTAGCGCAACGTCTGTAACATTATTAGCTGCAAATAACAATAGAAAAACAGTAATAATTTTAAATGATTCAACCTCAGATTTATATGTAACCCTAAATGCTAGTGCAGCAAGTACAACAAATTATTCATTATTTTTAGCTGCCAAGGTAGGCAATACTCCATCTTCTTTGTTTTTAAATGGAGATGATTATTCAGGGGAAATCAGAGGTATTTGGAGTGCTGCTAATGGATTTGCAAGAATTACAGAAATTGTATAATCACAACGTTGTTTACTTTAAATAAAATGCCAGCACCAATATTACTTTTACCTCCCATTAAATGGGAATTTAGTAGAGAAGCAAAAATTCAATTACAATCCACTAAATTAGGCGACGGATACGGAATTACAGCAATAGCACCTAATTCAATTAGAGATAATCATGAAATAATAATTCCCGATTTAGATACAGCCACAAAAAACAATATTATTTCTTTATTTGTATCCTACCGAGGAATTACTAGGTTTAGGTGGCGACCCCTGGATACTTTTCCTTACAAAGAATACATTTGTGATAAGTGGAGTGTAATTCAGCAAAGCCCTTATTTATGGCAGATTACCGCAACATTTGTTGAGCAAAAATAATATGAGCTTACTATCTAATTCTCAGTCATTAGACACGGAAATATTTATAGACTTAATTAACATCAAGAGCCAAGATTTTGACGTGAAAATCTGTAACTATGGAACTGTTAGTTTTGGTAATGTCTCCTACCAAGGTTTTCCTTGTAAAATTAGTAGCTTTAGCAAATCAGGCGAAAGTGTAGAAGCCCGTGCGTCCTTAATCATATCAGATATATCTGGGATAGTAGGGGATGTAATTGATAACTACATTGTCATTGGTGCAGACGTAAACGTTAAACGCACTCAACCAATGTTTTTAGATGGTAATCAAACAGCAGATTCTACCCAGTTTTATGAATTAAATCTAAGAGTCAATCAATACACTGGTGAGTATCAAAATCAATTTACATTTTCTCTCACTCCCTACTCATTAGAAAGAAAAAAAATGCCAGCTAGAATCTACTCCAGGCGTTGTCAATGGCAACTTAGTGACCAGAATTGTCAAGCACCAACCAATATCCATTTTGATATTTCTGGCAACCCGACCACAGCAGCAAATAGAGCCTGTAGAAAAGACCTAGATGCTTGCAAACAATACCACGGTAATACACTGAGATTTGGTGGCTTTCCTTCAGTAAATAGAATCAGGAGCTAATATGGTAAAAATCACGGGAACTTTACACATAAATACTGGATTTGTGAGGCTCAAACCTAACATTAATTTCATTGGAGCAAAATCTGGCATCTCTGCCTATGACCTCTCAAAACCATTAGAAATAGAACTAGCTCCCACACCAGCAGAAGGTTTGTATTTGATTGATTATTCCTTGGATGTCAATGCTGGGTTTTATCCTACAGAACATTGGATTATCCCCAATGAAGACTGTACCTTTGATGAAGTCAGGGGCGTTAATCGCATCTCAATGGCTTATGTTAAAAATCTAGAAGAACAGATAGCTGCACTAAAAGCAGAAAAACAAAAATATTTAGAAGATACGGAGGCAAAATCAACGATTATCAACAATCAAACATCCTTGCATATCTTAAAAAGATTCCATTAATAATGGTGATGTAAAATATATGAAAGCAAAGCTAAGTATTTTAGCGAGGTTCACTTGATTACCACCCTAACACCCCAATTTGCAACCCAATCCTTAGACCTAGAGTTAAAAAAGGGTGAATCAGCGCAATTTTCCATTGCTGTCACTGATTACGACTTAGACCTACGCGGCTGTCTGATATTTGCAGAGATTCGCAGATTATCTCCAGGATACAATCTATTAACAGGCTTCACGGGTGCAGCCACAACTAGCGGTAGCACCATTCAAGTCAAACGCTACCCATCCATAGATAACAAAGCGCAACTTCTGGATTTGTTGCCGGTCCGCATTGGGGACTTAGTTACCCTAGAAGGCTCAGGTATTACAGGCTCTAAGGTGATCGCCGTCACTGACTCCCAAATCATTGCATCGGGAACGGCTACCAGANCAATTANCGAAGGTCGGGTTTTAGTGCGATCGCTCTCCCTAACCTCATTTACTGCCATACCCTACCTGCCAAATATCACAGTCACCTTAACCGCATCAGCGTCCATTGGTGCAACGTCTCTAAGCGTAGCCAATGTTACCAGGACTATTCCCAGTGGAACAACCATCATTTTTAACGATAGCGGCGTGGCAGATCCAGTTACCCTTACGGCAGATTTAACGCCAGGCTCAACTATTGCCTACATATCCGCTTTGGCTATAGCCATTTCTTCCGGTGCTACAGCCACCATTGGTGCAAGCGTGGTAATTGCTGCGGCTAATGCGGCCGTCAGTGCTACCAGTGTAACCGTGAGCGCGTTATCTGTACCTATGCCTTCGGGTACAACATTGAACTTTGCTACTCGCACATCTGATGGTTGGCAATACATAGGTAGTGCCACACT